TAAAAACTATAAAAAGTAAAAGTTAAAATTAATTTTTAATTTCAATATAAATATAAATTAAGTTAACGTTGCATTCCGAATACCCACATACAACTTCCATTAGGTATATGGTCAAATTTATTGATATTTTTACTGTCATAAAAGGGTAGACCGTTTTGTGGCGTTATCGGGTTGCCATAGTTGATTTTAGGCTTATTCATATTAATGGCATTGGACATCATATATGCATTTAATATTGATTTGTCTTTGTTAACGGTATTTTGTATTCTGTTAACAGTAAACTGCATAACAAATAATCCCATTGCTAGTGATGTCAAAGTATCATCGTGAGCACCGTCTTGGTGGTCAATCCTAGCATTCTCTCCCTTGAATATCCAAGTTTCAAGTTCATTGATAACTCTAGCAGAACGTATCTTAAATTCATCATTACGAACCAAACCAGCAAAATTTGCTAATACTGGATAACGGTTTCCTTGGAAATGGAAACCAGGTAACTTATCCGTGTATCCATCATAGTTTTTGGTTGACCTTTGTACAGTATAAGTCTTTTGATTAGAGTCCTCATAATACAAATTCTTATAACCCATCTGAAGCATTGTTAAAATGCAAGCGTCTCCTTGACCGCCAGTACAGTCAACAACAACAAACGCATCATTATACATCGTGGCATATTGATAGCACAATGCACCAATATCATCACCAAGTTTTTTGCCCACATATTCCGCAACTTGTTCAATTATTGGCATTCCATTTTCATCCCTACCGTCCATATCAATAATTTCAATGGCAGTTCTATCGGCTGAAACACCTCTAGACGGGTCACAAGCCAAAATATAACGGTGTCCATCAATAGGTTTTTTCCAAAACCAAGTTTCCTCAACCAACGGGTCAACAAAATCAGATAAAGGTTCTCTAGTATTTAATTTCTCTTGCATTTCAATAAACTCTGGGGCAACAACGTTATCAGCAGAACCCATGAATGACACATCAAGCTCTTGCGCAATTTTCATTGAGTCATTGTTGAACTGTTTACACATTTCATCGTACCAAGGTGCTGATGGTTTCCAACCACTATGCTCTAGCCTAGCCCATCTTTCCTCGTTATATGCAATGCCACCTTCTCCATCAACAATCGGGTCTTGGTCATACATCCATTCGCCAGTATCTTCGTTTTTCTTTTTCCAAACAAGATATTTGTTAAAACGAGGGTCTTGATACCAACGGAACTGTACAGCGACAAAGTTGTTTTCTTTACTAAGTGCTTGCCTGTAAGTATTATAATACAACTCGTCTCTACCATTAGGCGTAGATACCATCACAGTTTTGGAATTTGGGTTTGATGCCATTGTTGCAGCAGCAGTAGTAAATGCAGCAACACCTTCCTCAATAAATGCAGCCTCATCAAGAATCAATACAGATACAGCAGAAATACCACGAGAGGCATTAGGACCAGAAGCACGAGCAATAACTCTACAACCATTGAATAATTTTAACTCACCTTTTGCGTCTTTTAAGAATATGGATTTCGTGTTTTTCTCAGAATTTGGGTCTGGTGAAAAATAATCGTTTCCCCACATCCAACGAGGTACTTGTTCTAAGAAATCACGGATTTTAATAATAATTTCTTGTGCTTGCTCAAGTTTGTTTGCAATACACAAAACAGTTTCTGGTGCATCTTTTGAGGCAAAAACGCATTGTCCAGTAACCCATGCGCTAGATAAAGTTGTAATACCACACTGTCTAGGCTTAATTGCAACAACATTTCTGTTTTCTGAAAGGGCTTTCAGAAATGCCCTTTGTCTTGGGAAACAATGAAATTGTGTTTTTTTACCCTTAGTCGCATTAAACGTACTAAGGTATGTTTCGATGAATTTTATTCGAGATTTGTCCGCATAACATAATGCGTAATCCCTTTGCATTTGAGCGAAATCGTATATCATAATTGTAACTGTCTAAATTTTAATAAATATTACGTAACTTTCAAAAGTTATTTTTTTGATAAATATTTACAAAATAAAAAAAGAGTAACTACTACAGTTACTCTTTATTATCAATGTATTTTGGTAATTCTGATTTCAATATTGCATAATAATCACATATCGCTTCATTTTCGAAATTGTTGTATGTGTCTTGAAATACAGCGATGTCGTTAAACGAATTAAGTTTTCCAAATATACCCCTAATACCATCATCATTATGTCTTGTTGAGTGCCTACTGCATATTGCACCAAACTCACGAACAGCCTTTGCATATATTTTAGTTCCTAAACCGTAGCCTCTGAGTTGTGGGTCTAGAATAATGTCAATATTTAGTAATTGTTGCTTACCTGTAGGAAAACGTTTATAAACCACTCTAAAGTCTAGGTTAACCAATTCACTAGGTATTTCGATGCCATCAACTGAAAGATAAACTTTTTCCCCATAGTCATCTGATTCACCTTCAATAAAATCAATGTTATCAACAGTTGCATTGGCTATAATAGCTATGATTTCAGAATTTTGTTCTTCTCCATTTTCTTCAATTACATCACCTTCCTCTACGTCAGAATCCAATTCATACCCGTTGGTTTCAGCTCCAGTGAAATACGAATCTTTAATTAATGATTTGTCTACATTTTTGGCGTTTATTCTGTTAGTAAACTGTTGGTATCCATTGTCATATTCAGCGTCTTTCATTAAATTGTTGACAATTTCATTACCTTTTTCAGTATTAGACAATATTTCTTTAACTGACAAGTTGAACTCGTTTGTTGGAATTTTAACAAAAGATGTAAACATATAAGGAATCATATTCGTGTCCTCTACGCCACCGAAAATCATTTCCCATAAGCCAACACCAAGTCTTAAATCCCAAGGCTCTGCAAGAACGAAATCAGCCTTTTTAACGATATACTGTGCTTTATCCCTATCTTGTGGTAAGCCATGCGCTGAAAATAGTTCAAATAAACCCTTAATGGACTCTTGGAACAGCAACGGAAAAACAAGACCTTGTACTTTTATTGTCGTTTTTGCGTCTGCAATTCCTAGGTGTGTCTCAACATACGAACCTTGCATTGGTTTATCATCAGACATTTCTTCTTTCTTAGTAAAAAGCAAGTAATCGTTAATTATTCTAATCTTTCTATATAATCTAGGGAGTTTCGGATTTATTTTATCTATATCATCAATATATAATCCTTCTATTCCGCTATATAAGTATGCAGCACCTTGTATAAGGGCATTGATGAATCTTCTTTTTCCAACAGCCTTATTAGACAAATCAATATCAGCAATATCTTTGAATGTATATTTCACATCATCATTAGACTCTGGTTTCATTCTAATAGCACTTTTAAATTTGATTTTATCTACCAATTTAAAAGACATATTAATTGATTCTTCTGGAATTGCAAACAATCTGTTTAACGCATTCTCACATATTTTTTCTAATGCGTCTCTCACTGGTTCTTCTAATCTTTTGCATTCTGTTACCAACGAACTTAGTTCGCTAACTAAATCGTCTTCGTTTAATGACACTAAACCAATATCATCTATCGCATCACAAACTTCGTTATATCTTTTTTTCAGCAAGACATAATCAAAAGGATAATCGTCACTAGAGGGAAACGCTTCATTATCTCCTAGTGATGTCGTATGTGTTTTAACCAATTTAAATAAAAACTGTGGCAAAAGTCTTCCATTAACCACATTCGATATTGTATTCTCGCTGATGTATATTTTTTTCATCTTATATCTCTCTTAAAAATTTGTGCAACTCTTTTTTAGTGAATGGGATTGAATTTTTTCTCATTTCTACAATTCTTGACTCATTTGTATCCATTGAGGAAGAAGATGTTTGAGGCTTCGTAAATGTAATCTGAGCGTCATCAGCACTTTGGTCTTTCGTCATTCGCTGGGCTTGCGCAAGTTGTTTTCCAGTTGCATTAACTGGCACTTTTAATTCTAAGCCTTCTCCATTGTTTGTATCGTTTTGACCGTCTGCTTTACCAGCTTCGATTGAAGCACTATCAACTCCAGCGTTTTGGTTCATTAACTGTTTTGCTTTCATTTGGGCTTGCTGAATCCCATTTGCTTGTGGAATATTTGCTTGAATGCCATTATCTTCATTAAGTCTTAGTTGGCTTTTTGAATAGATTCTTCCTTCACCCAAATTTATTAAGTTATTGTTTCTTTTTACTAGTATTTTCATAATTATGAATTTTAATATAAATATCTGTATAAAACAAAAAAATGGATACCTTGCGGTATCCATTTTATGTGTTAGAATGGAGATTTAAATGGCATTTCCATATCCCTATATTGTCTAGGCATTTTCTTTTCAGGTCTCTTTGTACCTTCTTTGTTATCTAAAACATCATTAAGTACCTCATCAATGATGCTTTTCATGCCTTTCCTTGATTCCATTGGCATATCGCCACCCATATCTGGAGCATCACCACCCATCATTGGGTCTTCAGCACCTTCAGAATCATCTGCCATGCTCTTTGCATACTTGGTGACTGCTGCTTTGTCTTCGATTGACAAACCATTGATAATGTTCATAAGTTCATCATCTTCGCCACCCATTGCATTTGGGTCTTCACCTCCCATTGGGCCATCCATTGGTGGTTCACCACCCATATCATCTGGAGCACCGCCCATAGGGTCTTCTCCACCCATATCGTCAGGACCCATTGGTGGCATTGGAGCATTATCTAAATCACCCATGCCATCCATATCGCCACCCATAGGGTCACTGTTAGGTATTTCTAACTTCGTTGGTCTCTCTTCAAAGACTTCTTCGTTTACTTTCTGTTTTTTTTTAGACGGTTGAATGCTTCTGCAATTGCGTTGTCGATTGATTGTGGGTCAATCTCGAATGGAGCACCATCACCAATCTTTTCACCGTAAGGATTATCGTTCTTTACAGAATCATCATTCATATCATAGTAACCTGGGAATTCTTTCAAATCCTTTGGAGGAAGCTCCATTACCTTCTTCTGGTATGCTGGGTGCTTACCAAAGTCATCCAACTTGTTCATGTTTCCTTGTGGAACACGACCTGCATCCTTGAATGGAGTCATACCCTCTTCATTAACTCTCTGCTTGCGCATAGCGTTTCTGTAAGCTCTTGTCTCGTATATTTGAACTCCACCTTTTCTACGTCTACTTTCCATTGGTAACTCATCGTCTTCAGCACCGAAATCATCTTCGCCACCAAATTCGTCTTCACCTTCGTCACCAAAGATGTCATCGTCTTCGTAAGCTTCGTCATCTACTGGACCTTCTTCTACACCAAGCTTTGCAGCAATCTGATTCAAAAGGTCTTCCATTGCAGCAACACGTGATTCAAGGTCATCCTCATAGATTTCGTCACTACCCTCGTCACCAAGGGCATCACCTTCATCACCTAACTCATCGCCAAGGTCATCACCTACAGGTTCTCCACCAAGGTCATCACCCTCTGCACCAAGTTCGTCACCACCAAGGTCATCACCCATTGGGTCATCATCCTCTGCACCGAAATCGTCAATAGCCTCGTCAATCTGTTTACCCTTTTTATCGTCAAATGGTTTGTTGTTGTCATCAGAAGGACCTTCACCAACACCTACAGCTGGCTTATTTTGGTCATCTGTATCGTGCATTGAAGTTCCGTGATTCTCAACTACACCGTTCTTCATTTCACCAGTGTTAGTTACTTTCTTGTCACCATCATCAATGTTACGTGCCTCTGGACCGTCAAATGGAGCACTGTCACCAATTTCAGTACCGTGTGACTTGTCCATATAGTCATCGTTACCACGATTCCAACCAAGAACCTCTTCCTCAT